AATTTTACTAAAGCCAGTTTTCTCTGCGAAGCAGTAAGCTATAAAAGTTTCACCATTTGAATTACAAGCACTTCCACTTCCTATTGAAATTACAGAAGTTGTTGGAGCAGTAGAATTAAATGTAGTAGGTGAATTAGCAGTTCCACTTGTAGCATTTAAATATAATTCATTAGCAAAACCATTCATAGTTTCACCAACATACCAACTTCTAGTTCCATTATATTGTTTTACAAAAATTATTTTTGGTGCTGCTCCTAAACCATGTCCTATAGTTCTATTTGCACCATTTCCAGTATAAGTAACTATACTAAATCCTGAAGTCGTATTAGCTGATGTTTTTAAAGAAGCAGTAGAACCATCATTATTTACTGAACCTGCTCCATTTGCTTTCCAATTCCAAGATACAAATGTTGAAGCATTATTATTTACTCCGGCATCAGTTCCTAATGTAAATCCATCACTATCAAAAGAAGTAATTTCTGTTGGTGAACTATATTCACCTGAAGTAGAATTAGAAGCAATAGTTGTACCAACTCCTCTTACAGCATCTATTAAACAATGAGAATAAGCATTACTTCTTCCTTTAATCCAAGAAAAATCCGGCTGAAACCCGACTCCTGTAATTGCGTGAGACGAACCTGTACCTGTATAAATTTTAGGGTTAAAATAATCCGTGCTTTTATCGACTCCTGTGTATGCCATTATTCGTTTAATCCTTTAGTTGATAGAGCCGTGTACCCATTTGGGCAATCATACTCAAATTTACCGATACCTGATGCGTTAGTTCCTTCTGAAGATATTTGAGTGGTTCCAAAATATCCGTTGCCAAAATTCCAAGATAATGCACCATTTTCCATTCCACTTGCAAAGTGAACACTATTTGTAAAAGTTTCCCCAGTAAATGCAGGATTTGTTCCTGCCGCTGGATCTCCACTATCAAACCATGTTCCGTTTCTTCCAAAATAAATTTTTCCTCCAGTAACATCTACTGCAATCATAAAAATATCATTGTCAGCAAATACTTCACCATAAGGATCTGTAGTAGAATTGTTATGGTATTTTTTATTTGTTGTTCCATTATTACCATTAAAACCCCAACCATCATTCCATCTACCAATTAGATTGTTATTAGATGTGTTTATATTAGCAACGCTATCGCCACCACTTTGAATAACACCAAAACTATAATTCATTCTATCTATAATTTTTCCTTCTGCATAAAATTTACCAGTAAAAGCACCTAACGTAGTATATGCTCCAAGCCAACTTCCACCAGTATCTGTATGTGTTGTATTTCCATTAGTTAATTCTGTTGCAGTTTGAGTATTGGCTACAGAATTTAAAGTAGCAAACACATTGCTTGGACAATCTTCAGTATTAGTTAGTGTACCACTAGCTACTGTAAAGTTATTAGCATTTCCTGATTCATCTGTTACTGAACCACTATCTTTTAAAATAAAGAAACCATTGTTTCCATAAGTAACAGAAGGAGAGGTGTTGATCTCCCATTGTCCCGTCGCTGAATTTGTCGACCCGAAGGTTGAAGCTGGATAAGCTGTACCATCTATAAAATGAAAATGAGACATACAACCGCTATAAGCATTACTGCCTCCTTGATAATCACCTATAGTTATTGTTGTACCACTTTCATTGATAACATTATTTGCCTCGCTTGCTGATGGATCTGTTGATGAAGAAAAACTTGTTTCTCTAACTCCATTAATATATAATTTTACTCTGTCACCAGGAGTTGCGTCGGTTGTATCTACTGATACCACGACATTATACCATCCGCTCGGATCCCGAAAAACTCTATTTGTATTTATAGCAAAAGTATCAGTTCCACTATGACTATTCCAAAGTTCTATTTTATCAGCCGATTGAAAAGCAAGTTTAAATCTATTATTTGCATCTGCATATCCATCAAGAATAAAAGCATCATAACCAGTTATCTTGGCTCTTTTACACCAAACCGAGATCGTATATTTAGTATTTAAAGTCGGTGCTCCTGCTGTTCTTTGTAATTTTGTTGATGCCATTAGTTGAATTGACCTCCGCCGCTAGCCCCATAAGAGCTTGTTAATGTAAAGTTTCTATCAGAAGTCTGCGATTGCGCGTCCGTCGCTCGAAGGGTGAACGAGTATGTTGTTGGACTTGTAGCAGATCCCCCGAAGTTAGTAGTTGTTATCACACCTGTTGATGAATTTAAAGAACAATTTGCTTGAGCTGCATTTGTTAATACGTTTGTTACTTCAGAATATACAATTGTATCTCCTGTTGCAGCAACTGTAGCTACTGTTCCGTTAAATCCTCCAGCAATAGTTCCAAGAGAACCGGCGCCAGTTGACCATGCAGGTGCATCTGAAATAGTTAGAACTGCTGTAGAAGATCTTACAGCAAGTCCATCTGGGTTTTCAATTCTTATATAATATGTGCCATCAGTCGTTAAAGTTCCAACAGCTGTAATTTGTGTAGAAGAATCTCTTGTTACCGAATCCGCAGGTACAATTGCTCCTGTTGTTAATATAAAATCTACTTGTGCTCCTGCTGAAAAATTAGTTCCTGCAATTGTAAAAGTTGTTTGATCATTAGTTGATATACTTGGTGTAATACTTGTAAAAGTTGGAAAGCCTAAAACTGCTTGTACATTTATAGATCCGCCTAATGCTACTGATGTACTGTTAATAGTAATTGCACCACTTCCTGTCAATGCAGAGTTTGGAACTGGTGTACTTAATTTTGCTTCTGTAACTGCTCCATCATTTATCTTTGCTGTTGTTACAGCTTCATCTGCAATTTTAGCCGTAGATACTGTGCCGTCCGCTGGAGTTGTAATAAGTCCATAACCATTGTGAATAATAAAATCATTGGTCTGTGTAGAAGCCATTGAACTTGTAAAAGTAATTGTAGAACCATCAATACTAAAAGTAGAAGGTGATTGAATAACACCATCAACTGATATGATTAAAGCTGCTTCGGAAACAGGAGTAAAAGCTACTGCATCTTGTAGTAAGTTATAAGGACCCGCAGAATTAGTAAACGTAATAGCATCAAGAACTGATGCGTTTGATATATCTCCTATTCCTCGTCCTATATAAGCCATATATTATCTTGCCGTTGTAGGCAGTCCTCCACCTGTGTTTGATACAAAAGGGTGTTCTGCAAATGCCATGAAGATATATGTTTCACTATCCTTATTCCATACATCAACATTTTCCTCAACTTTAAATCCATTACTTAAAAAATTAAAATACTCTCCACTTGTATCTTGAGCATTACTTAAATTAGGATATAATCGTTCTCCAAATGTATTAAAAGGACCTCTTTTATTATCAATTATAATCCAATCTTGAGACCCAACAGTAGAAGATTTAATAATAACCATAGCTGGTTTAAATCCAGTATTAATCAATGGACCATTGGCATTTCCATTTCCTGTGTAGGACCCCATGAGTGAAAATCCTTTTATTGGGGCAAAAGCATACATTATATAAGTTTGACCACTAGCATTAGTTGGATTTGGATAAGCTCCACCACCAAGTGTAATAAGAGTAGTTGTTGGAGCTGTTCCACCAAAAACTGGTGGAGTATTAGTTGATTGTGCATCAGCAGTATCTAAATATAATTTATAATCCCAAGATGTTAAACCTGAACTTCCTACATACCATGATTCACTACCGCTTGTTTTTTTCGCTATTAAAAATGTAGGAGCAACACCTAAACCATGACCAATCGTTGCACCATCGGACCCATTCCCCGTGTATTTTATAATAGATACGCCACTAGTAGTGTTAGCAGATGTAGAAGTTGTATTTATAGAACCAGCTTCATTTGCTGAACCAGCACCATTTGCTTTCCAATTCCAAGATGCGTAACTATCGCTGTTTTGGTTAAAATCTCCACTTGAACCTAGAGTAAACCCATCCGAATCAAATGCAGTTAATGAGTTAGCATCTGTTGTTTGAGCATGACTAGCGTTAGGATATATAACTTCTGTTACACCCCTAACTGCGTCCACAAGACCATGATCTTGCGCACTATTACTTTTTTTACACCAAGTAATGTCCGGTTGAAACCCGACTCCTGTTATTGCATTTGTAGAACCATTGCCGCTATACAATTTAGTATTAAAATAATCGGTTGGTTTTAAAATTGCGCTGTATGCCATAGTTTCTCCTTATCCATAAGTGTTTATATTCTTTGTACAGAGTGTGTAAAATCCCGTTGGGACTGCATACTCCATTAATCCGTATCCATTTGCATCTGCATTAGAACTTGCCACGGCCGTGGTTCCAAAAAAGCCATTGCCAAAATTTGCATAATTAGTAATTGAACTATTATCGCCAGACCCTAAAAAAGGCATCCATAAACCTGTTGATTGTTTGGTAATCCCCGTCACAATGGCTCCAGTACCTGCTGCAGGATCACCTGAATTATACCACGTGCCATTTAAACTTGCATAAAATTTTCCATTATCAATATCTAAAGCCAAACCTAAAATATCGTTAGTGGTCCATGCTGTCCAGCCTGCTCGAATTGACGCATTATTTGTAGTAGCATTGTTTGCTGTTGAAACATTTCCATTTCCTGCCGTATAGATCCAATAAGAAGGAACAACCATCGAATAGTCAGGATCCCCTTGTCCAACGTTACTTTCAGCCCAACCATATTTTTGATTGACTCCACCGAGCTTAACTTCATAGTACCATTTTCCCGCACCAAAAAGTGTGGTGCCAGTAGGAAAACTACTATACGTTGTAGAAGTCCATGTTGTATTACCATTAGTGAATACAATATTAGACGCATCTGATCCCTGTGGCGCATTAGGATTTAAAGTGCAGAAGTTATTACTAGCATTATCTTGTGTCAATGTTGGTGTGCCTGCAGGTGTAAATGTATTATTATTTCCTGATGTATCTGTTCCAGGAGAAGATGTATCCATTTTTAAAAAGAAACCGTTATTACCATAAGTAACCGACGGAGACGTCTTGATCTTCCAGATACCGCTCGAACTTTCGGTTTCCCCAAAGTAACTTGCATCATAGGCTGTGCCATCTACAAAACAATAGTAACTCATTAAACCATCATAATATACTGTTGATTGTGAATACTTACCTATTAGAGTATCAACTGCTGTGTTAATTATTCCAGTAACATTTTGAGCAGGATAATTAGGAGTTGTATGAAAAGAAGTCATTCTTTCTCCATTTATATAAATTTTTGTTCTGTCTTCTTGAGTTGCTAAAGTTCTATCACACGAAACTACTATATTATAAAAAGCTGAACTGTCTTCAAATGCTTGTGCTGAAGTAAATAATTGACTTGTTGAACTACTAACTTTTTCATAAACAATAAGTTGTGGTATTGAATTATCATATGTCCAACCAATTTGAGACCTGTTATTACTATCTGTATTAAAATCTAATAACCATCTATCCCCATCAATTGGTTGACCTATTTTTACCCAAACAGAGAAAGTCCACTTTAAAGCATTAGTTGGTGTTCCTGATGTTCTTGAAAACGATGTTGTTGCCATAATATTTCCTAGTTAAACTGTGTTGATCCTTCCGCGCCTACAGTAATTGTCATAGTAAACGCTCTGTCGGCTGTTTGTGCTTGTGGGTCTGTCGCTCGAAGTGTAAACGAATACGAAGTCGTAACGGTAGCTCCACTCTCTGTACCTGATATCACACCTGTGGAAGTATTTAAAGATAAACCTCCAGGGAATGAACCACTTACTTTTGAATATGTAATTGTTTGACCACCTTCTGTAGCCACCACTGTTTCTGAAATAGCTGAACCTGCTGAAAAAGATCCTAAAGAACCGGCCCCAGTTGTCCATGTTGGACCATCTGAAACGGTTAATACTGCTCCAGAAGAAACTGCTTCACCATCTGGATTCTGTACATAAATAGCATAAGTGCCATCAATTGAAATTGTAAATGTCGCCGTTAAACTAGTAGCAGAAGTAAAACCTACAGATGAGGCTGTAACTCTTGCTCCGCTAGTAGTGTTAACTGCTTCAACTAGAGGAATGGATACAAATCCTGTTCCTGTAATTGTAATACTAGTTGCTTCGTTAGTAATTGTTGAAGGGGTAATAGAAGTAAATGTTGGACCAGCTTCTGTTGTAGTAATTGAACCAGAAGATCCTAAAGCTACAGTAACAGAATTATAAGTAACAGCATCATTTACTAAAGTTGAATTTGCAAGAGGCAATAATTTATCATTACTAATGCTTCCCGCTAACTTTGCGTTAGTTACTATTCCATCTGCAATATCAGCTGCTGTAAGAGCTTGAGATGCAGGCCTGTTGCCTATATATGCCATATCTGTCCTTACGTACTAATATCATCTACTATACTTACGTATGCATCAATTGATGAAGCGGTATCGCTTTGAACATATAATCTGTCTCCACTTGCCATAACAAATTTTGCTCCACCATCTAAAACTTGTAGAGATGATCCTGTTGGAATTGGAGCAGTTGTTATAAGAGAGATGTTATTTACGCCATCATTGATATAACACGTAGCATTAATAGGTGTTCCGAGTACATTTGATAGAGATATACCTACAACACAATCATAACCATTTGACTGAAATACTTCTTCAGCTCCGGTTCCGACTGCATTTTTTGTATGTCTTCTAAAATTTTGTGCCATTGTTTTCCTTTACTTATAGTGCAATTGCCATTGCAACTGCAAATCCTTCCGATGCTTTATCATTAGCTGTCCATTCCGGAGCTGTTGCTCCAGCGTTGACGGCTAATATTTGATTAGCAGACCCAATTCCGAGTCTTGCTGGTGTATTAGCAGCAGATGCATATAATACATCTCCTGTTGTTGTTAATGTCATGTCTGGAGTTTTAATTGCAGGTAAAGTACAAAATACATCTTTTGTTCCTGTATTAAAATCAACTGCCGCACCACTGTTTGAAGAAGTGATTGGAGTTGTCCGAGTTAAATTTGCTGACGTAGCATCTAACGTACCCAGACCTACTTCCCATTCATTAGTACCTTGATTATGAATAGTATAATAAGTTGTGTTGTTATTACCAACGCCTGATGCAAAAGTTATAAAACCAGTTGCAGCTCCTGCAAGAGCCACAGGCCCTGTGCCAGTAGTTGTACTAGTTTCTTTTACTCTATCGTTTAAAACTAAAGCCATTATTTAAAATCCTATGATGATGTTAAACTTAAAATTGCATTAGATGGTGTTGAAATACTAGGAAACGCAATAGTGAAGTCACCATTCGTTGCCGTTTTTGTTCCACCAAAATCTAGAACTACAACTAATTTATTAGAATTAGTAGAATTATAGATTGCTGCATACGCTGCTCCAAAAGTTGCAGCTCCAGTTGTTGCTGCTCCCCAAGTTAGATTATCAAAATCAACTGTTGTAGTTGCTGTTGACGAACCTACTGCTTGGTTTTGTAATTGTTTACCACCAGCAGAATAGTTAGAACCACCTGATGCTGATACTTCATCAGTAGTTACATAAACTGTGCTTGATGCTTCCACGTATGGATTAGCTGTATATAATGCTAGAAAAAAAGTATTACCCCCTGCACTGAAATTATGAGTTCCAGACATGAGTTCTCCTTTAAAAGCATAAGGTACTATATTTGCCATTTATTTTCTCCTTTGTGTTAACTTGTTCCTCTTCTGTTACCATAAGCTGACGGAGATTCTGATACCAATTGAGTACGAATTTCTCCATCGCTGTCTTCGTCTCTACGTCTACGGCCTTGTTGCTCAACCGCATACGTCATTAAAGCTTTTTCATATGCCTGATTGTAGTATTGTAGCATATCCTGTGGACCTTTCAAGTATGCATATGCGTTTACTAAACATTTGTAAAGTAATAGATCTTGATATTTATTAGACACATAGGTTCCGCTGCTAGCCATTGAAGAATCTGTCAAACTCGTAGGTTCTTTATTATAAGCTAGAGTTACTGCATAATTTGAATTTGGAGTAGGTGCTATAACCCATGTTGTAGCATCCCAATTTCCATAATATTTTGGAAGGGCTGTAGATGATGAACTAGGAGTCGAATAGTATTCAGCCATAAAACTGGTATCTCGAGGCTGTAAATATTGTTGATCTCCAGATGAATCGGTTACTTGTACATATCTAATAAATCTTAAATCTGATGGGATACTTACATATCTATTCCCAGATGTTAAATTTGATGTTGCGTAAAATCTTTCTTCATCTGAATCTGCTGATCTGTAAATATCATTTTCAGCATTTTTGATCATAGTATTACAAATAGCGTCTGTTAACACACTACTACTTACTTCTGTGTATGATCTCATATCTGATCTTAAATTATCTAAAGTGTATGCCATATTATAATGCCTTTAAAGTTACCGGACCAGCTGAACATGCTGACCCACCACCATTTATATTTCCTGTTGTAGCAGTATCCGAGCTAGTAAAAAAGAAATTTCTGGTGTTGTTAAAATATCTGTAGGGGTTGCAGTAGAAGTAGTTGTAACTGAACCATCTGAATTCTTTTTACCAATAGTAATGGTATGGCCTGTTGATACATCTATATCCGTGATTCCATCAACTGTAGGAATAGCCTGAAAATATTGTAAATTTCTTGCATCTGCTCCACCTGAACCTGAACTAGGATTTTGTGCTACGGGTCCACGTAATCTTACTGTATCTCCAGTGTTTCTTTGATGTGCATATGAATAAACATTTACATAAGTTGTTCCACTATAAACAACAGTAGTAAATGGATTAGGTTCTAATAAAATTAAACCTGCTGTAGAAGCTTGTTGAACTCTTGGATTTAATAAAGCTTGTGCATCACCGCCAACCCATGGTGGATCTAATTGAGGTTGTTTAGCTTCATATTCTGAATAATGAACTAATGCACCATTCCACTCTCTTACCATTTCTAAATATGGAAATCTCATTCCAGATCTATCAGAAATTGCTAAAGCATTTTTACCTGTTGCGTATTGCCCCATTATACTCCATCTCCATAAAATGTTTGTGGTGTAATGTAAGAAGATGTTCCTTGGCTATCTTCATTTAATGCTCTAGCCAATTCATCTTCATATAATAATCGTAAAGCTTCCGTTCTATCAGGAGAATATTTAATACTTAAATAATAAGCTAACCCTGAAATCATACATGGGTAAAATCTATAAACAACATCGGCAGTATTTGTATAAGCCCCCACGTCTTGAATTCTTGCTAAATAATAAAAACATAATTGAAAATTAGTTGGTGTACTTGTACTTGAAAAACTTGAACTTGGTGTAGTGTAAACAGTAACTGTTGGTGCAATTAATCTATCTACATAGTATTGAGAAGGTGTTCCTTTTGCTTGCTTGTTCGGAATAGCTGCGTATTGTGATCTATCTATTTTAGTTAAAGAAACATCTGCTGATGTTCCACTAGAATTATTTCTAATCCAAGCTTCTAATACATCACTTATATCTGTTGGATAACCTGCACTACCTGCAGCAGTACTATAAGTTGCTTGACCTTCGACCAGAGTAACAGATGCCTGTTTAATCTCCCAGAGTTGAATACCTCTGTTAGCCCATTCAGAAAATAATATATTTAATGAACGTCTTGCGCTCTTTAATTGATAACCCGTACGAGTTCCACGTATATTTGTTCTTTCATACGCTTCTTCGATGATTTCATCAATCGGCGGATTGAATGTTATTGTACCGGAAGTAGCCATTAACCTCCTTCTACTGCCAAATTACTGCGACAGAATTTGTACCAGCCACTAATTCAACATAAAGACCATTTTGAGCTCTAATACCTACAGCTGCAATATACTCTTGATACATTTCTCCATCTAAACATTTCTGTTCGTAGATTAAAGTATCAGCATTGCTTGAACCGTCATATATTTTTACATGACAAGTATTTGCTGAAGGATTAATTGTAACTCCTTTTAAATAACAAATAGGTCCTGCTGCTGCAGTACCACCTGCTTTGTTTCTTACAGTTGAACTTGCTTCTGTGTAGAA